TGATCTATGAATAATCCTCTTATTCTCTAATATTAATTTTGATAATTTCATAATACTAATCTAATCCGTATGTTCTACCTGCAGCTCTTTCTTTATCCAGCCAGGCTGCTTTTCCAGCTGTATAGCTCTCTTTATCTTTCCTAAACTTATCATCTAATACCTGTACTCTATTCCAAGGTGATTCTGATTTAGTATCTATTTTAATTTTTACGTTGCCGTATTTTTTTTCAATTTCTGCTTTCCAACTATTTAAATCATCTTCTGCATGAATACTCCTTGATGAATCGTCTGGGTTTGGTAAGCTAAATCCGAACATGGGTTTCTCTATAAACATGGATACAAGTAGATCAAAAGTAAGTCCCTGTAGATCAGTTACTTTAGTACTTTCGCTAAGAATAATTTTACTTAGTTTCATAATTTCCAAATCTTTAGAGTTAAATCTCCTGTTCCTTTAATAAGTCGGTGATATGTCTCTTTAGGTATAAATAGTTTATCTTTTCCTAATATACGGGGTACATCGTTGTCTAATTGAAATTGCCAGTCTGTTATGTGTGTCGGCAGTATATATCTATCTTCCTTATCTCTATGCCATACGAATTCAAAAGAAGATGTCTCTTCTAAAAATTCTCTAACTATAAAATCTTCTACTTGTGTTTCTCTGTACGGCTTAGCCATGCTTAATAATTAACTCTCCTAATACTTCTAATCTTCCCATCTCCTTTTGAAAGTCTATAGGTTTCATACTAAAGTTAATACTTTTATGCGTGGTATCAAACTCTTCTTTAGCTTTTTTTAAATCAAAGTTTCCAGCTGCTGCCTTTTTATAGTAAGGAAGCTTAACATTAAAGTGGTGGTGAGTTAACATGGAGTCGCCTCCTTTATCTTTAGCGGATGAAGCAATCTTACCTGCTCCTGCTCCTCTGCCTTCAGCAAAGTCGTTGAAGCTCTCTTCAGTTTCTTCTAATATTATATTACTTAATTTCATACTACCAGTATCCTGAGAAGTTAGATGAACCGCCTAATGATTTCCAATAACGGCCTATATTACAAGACCAATAACCTGCTTTTGTTTTATCTTTCTTAGTTGCACATTTATGACGTGCAGCAAATGATGCTCTTGCACCTTTCTTTTTAAACTTAACTGAAAGGCCAGTATCACCGAAAGATACTTTTTTTACATTTCCTTTCTTAGACTTAACGTAGACATAGAATTTTTTACTTCCACCTCTTTTAGGTTTGTTAAGTGCAACCTTTTTACCTTTGTATTCAGCTTCGGGTATGTAATCTACTGACGCTTTAAGCATTTCAAAACCATTATGGTCAAAATTTTCATTTTGTATTGAGACTGCTTTTTTAAATTTGTCTATGTTTATGTTACCCCCAATAGACTCTACTAATTCTTTGACCATTTCATAGTCAATCATTTCGTCTATAGAAGCTGCTTCGTCAATTGTATCTTCATTTTCGATCATTTCATCGATTAAAGCTCCAATTTCGAACAAAGGATTGTATTTAGGAGATACCATTGGTAAATCTAAAGGAACTCTCATTCCATTATAATCAGCATATTCTCCTATATCTGTTGTTTCTAAAAGTTCTGTATCAGTCTCGTCTAACTCTATAGCTTCGTCTCTAAGAGCTTCTCTTGCTTCTTTGAATAATTGTATAAATGCTTCAGAGTTATAACGATAGACATGCTCATGTAATGAGAGCTTGTTGTCTAAGTGGTACTTTAAAGACGGGTATCCGATAATTTCTTTTAGTCTAATCATAATTTATTTCATTTCTGGGTGAAACATAAACTTAATAATTTTAGCATCTTTTGATACTTCCTTACCGTCTATTTCTATTCCTATAGGATAAGGTTTAGTTTTGTCGTCTGCCCAATAGGCTACATCGTAACTTTTATCTTTATTACTAGTTACTAATAGTCCTCTGTTATACGTATCTTCTTCTGCTTGCAATACTACCATTTTATCAGTAGGAAGAATCATATCTCCCATGAGCTTGATATCACCTTCGTCGTAACCGTCGGCGTTATATCTATTCTCTTCTGTTAAAATTTCTATCAGTTTCATTATTTAAAGTCTTTTCTGTAAAACTTACCTAGTATATTATCATTTATATGAGAACTGTAATCGTCCTCTAATACGTTATTAATAAATAGGTGCTTTGTCTCATAATAGGTTAATAGCTTTTTATTAGGAACATACTCAAGTATTCTCTTCTCCCAATTATCCTGAGTCTTATCTTTTTTTGCTAATGCTACTATCTCTTTTTGGGAACCAAAATAGTCTCTCCAATCAGATTCTGTTATTACTTTTTGTTTAAGGGGGGTACGACCACCTATTCCTTTAGCCTTTCTTTCTAATCTCAACTCCTCTAAAGCTCTTTTTCCTAAACGTTTGTTACGTTCAAAGTAAAGTACTTTTTTACCTATGTAACGAATATCCTCAGGTTTATAAACTACCTCATAGATAAACCCATAGGTTCCTTCTGGCATATCTGAAATATCAGTGATTAACCTCCCTTGGTGAGTCCAAGTAGGTTGTGTTGGCATTTTTTCCATATTAGGTTAGTCCCTAGAGTTTGCTTTTTAGCTCCTCTATCTGTAACTGCTGCTCTTTAATAGCTTCAATTAATAACGGGACAATTTTTTCATAACGTACTGCCTTGTATCCATTGTCTCTTTCAATGACAATTTCAGGAAGTACTTGTTCTATTTCTTGAGCAATTACTCCAATGTCATGGCCTGTATTGTTCGAGTTATCATTCCAGTCAAAAGAGTAACCTCCTATTTTAGATAGTTTATCGATTGCCGATGGAATTAGTTTAATATTATCTTTTAATCTTTCATCTGAAGAATGGTATGCTGTAACATCCCCTGTTGCGGTAATGTCTCCTGTTACTGCTAAACTTCCTTCTGTAGTAAGAGTTCCTCCTACTGTTGTGTCTCCTGAACCGGAAACTCTAAAGGCAAGTTTAGTATACTGGTTACCGGAATAATACCCGCCATCTCCAGATACAACTGCGAAACTATCATGTCCGTCAGTTGAGTTATCTCTAATACCCATTACTAAGTGTCCACCTGTATAAGCTTCAAATAAGGAACCTGAATTTGTTCCACCTATAAGAGATGCTAAAGTAGCGTGAGTAGTATGGGAGTAATTAGTTATTGCTGTATCACCAATAGTTAAGTGAGTTCCGTCAAAAGTTAAATTTGATTCAGCATTTAAGTAATCTGTTCCTTGAGCAGTTACTAATCTATTGTTAGCATTATTAGCTATATTAAGTTGACTCCCACTTGCTGATGATGAAATTGATGCTAGTGAAGCAGAAACTGATCCCCATGTATCTATTGTTATATCATTAGAGTCAATATCACCTGCAACAGTTAGAGTGCCTGTAAAGGTGTCTGTAGTATTTTTAAGGTATGCAGTGTGCGCAGAGGAGCTAATTGCTACTCTTTGAGCATGTGATGATGCACTTATTTGTGCTAGAGAACCTGATGCTGATTGTGAAACTATACTGTCATGGTATGACATAGAGTTAAGCATATGCACTCTCTGTACATGTGAGGATCCTGATAGTTCAATTATAGAGGAAGAATTATACTGGTAGAGTGTGCTTCTTTGACTATGAGCTGAGCTAGATAAAAGAGCATGTCTTGCTACTCTGTCGTTGTGTGCTGATCCGCTATCTAGTGATCTAGATGCTTCTAAGTCTGCATCGGTGGCATAATAGTTGTCTAGTGAAGAGCTAAAATTATATAGGTGCCCTAATGATGAAGATACATCTGACCAGCCTGTTATGCTTAATACTCCGTTGATATCAGAATCTCCTAATACTCTATGTGAACCTGTTCTTATATGAAAGTCATCTGAAGTGTCACCAAATGAGGTTGAACCTGTAGATGTAGATGATATAATAGTTTGAGATTGAAATACCTTAGCAGTCATTCTACCGTCAACAACCATATCTCCTTGGTGGTAGGTTGAACCTGTAATAGTAAATACATCGTTATCGTAATCAAACATGAATTGATTCGACCCTGTAAAGTCTATTTCTTGTGCTAAACTACCTGTACCTTGTTTAAGCTGTATTGCATATTGCTTAGCTTTAGGAGTTGGTAATTCTATTTCAACATACGGCTCGTCGGATTGTGATCTGAATAATCTTAATCGGGAATTTACTTTTGATGCAGTATAGAACAGTTCCATAAAGTTCTGATCCATCTGTGCATGCGTTAAAGCACTTCCTGTTACCGACCTTAATGTAATTTTACTATCTGGCATCTTATTTGTTTTCTAAATCAGAGATTCTATCCTCAAGATCTTTAATTATACTATTTTGTTCTCGAACTGCTTCTATTAAAACAGGAACTATACCACTATAATTAACACCAAGATAGCCTTTATTATCTTCAGAAACAACTTCTGGAAGAATTTTTTGAATATCTTGTGCTATTACACCTATGCTCTTTTCTTTAGTATCCTTATATGTAAAGTATACTCCGTCTATATTATCTATTCTACTAAGGGCATTATCTATAGGCTGTATATCTTCTTTTAATCTAATGTCTGATCCCTGTATTACAGTACCTGAAGCTTTAATTGATCCTGAAACCATTAACTTGTAAGATAAAGGTAAGTCAGAACTTTCATCTACTCCTATTCCTAAGTTATGATTGTCGTCTAAAATTAATCCTTGGCTTGATGATACAGCTGAAGAACCAGAATATACTGTTAGTCTTTTATTTACACCTGCGTTCTGTAATCCTTTTATTAGGGCAATTTCTACTGATCCGCTATTAACAGGTACTTGAGAACTACTAGGGTAGTATAAAGTAAGCGTTTGACCGTTTGTTGACGCTGATCTAAAGTACGAACCAAAGTTAACGTCTAACTCTGAATACGTAAGTGCTTGTCCTTTCTCTGCTCTAAAGTTTATTGCCATTATATATCTATTTTTACGACAAATGTCATATCAACATTTTCCGATTTTGGTATAGGTCTGTTAGTTTTAGCAACTGCTATTAACTCATCTGCTTCATTGTACAGCCCTACGGTTGTTATGTAAGGTCTAAATTCACTACCTGTGATATTATCTCTTACTGTATTTTCTGATCCTGTTAACGATGAAGGATTAAAAGAGTAATTCAACTCAGACTCCTTAACGGTACAGTGAACATTATATGTATAAATAGGTAGGTTTGATTTCCAGTGCACAATAGGTCGAGCATAAGTTGAATAATATCTTGCTGCTATGTCATCTGTTATTATAACCTGTCCTTGGTTATAAATTATATCTCCTACTACCCTTTGGTTTTTAGTGTAAGAAAGAGTTGATCCTGATAATACTAATCTTCCTTCTTTATCGTCTACTACTTCATGTCTTTCAAAAAGAATACTCTCATCTCTTACTAAGTACTCACTACCTGTTTCTATTACATAATCTCCTTCATCACTAATATAGTCGTCTAAGTCGATAGGAATAGTCCCGTACCAATGTTCTAAATCCTCAACATATTGATCTGCAAAATTATCTGCTCTTGCATAATCTCCATCTCCTATCCAATACCTATCATCATTTGTTGCTGCACCTCTACCGTCTTCATAAAATGCTTTCAAAACAAATGAGCCCGGTTCTATATGAGTACCGTATGCACTTCTAGGAATAGATATTACCCCTACTTCTTTACTGCTGCTTCTTGAACCTGTTAGAGTTAAAGTAGTCTGAAGTGAAAGATCGTAAGACCCTGAGAATACTCCAAGAGTATTGCTACCGCTGTAATAATTATGGTAGACACTATCGAAGGTTAACTTCTGGTATCTATTATTTCTATAATCTAGGGGGTATGGGTAACCGGGTGTAGAACCTGAAAACCCTCTTAAAACCTCTAGACCATAATCATTAAGAGTACTCCCGGAAGCATACCACTGTTTTTTAGCAGTATAGTCCGTGACATATACATCTTGACGGTTTAGTTTCTTGAATGCACTCATTCATCTATCTAGTAATCCAATTTGATTCGCACTAAGCTTTCCTTTGTAAAGTCCTTCATTAAAGGTCTAGAAAGTTTAGCTACTGCTAACAAATCATTATTATCGTTATACAGCCCAACAGATGTAACAAATGCTTGGGGTGTGTTAATCATTACGTTATGTCTCAATTCTCCTGAACCTGTTATAAGGGACGGGTTAGTAGAGTAATTAAATTCACTATTTCTAGCTCTAACGAATACAAAGTTAGAAGTAATAGTCTCTTCAGATTGAATTCTAAAGCTTCCGCTAAAGTCCAGAACGTCATACAGCTTTCTATTATTAAGAGATGCAGTATTAGCTGATCTGTTAATACCTAAATTTAATCCTCCTGCTGTAACAGAAGCATCTAATGCTTTTCCGTTTAATAAAATTATTCCAATATCTGGAAGAAGTTTTCCGTATGAACCTGATCCGTCTGTATAACCACTATCGTTTTTCTTACCAGGTGAAAGAGAACCTAATGATCCTGTTACAAGGTCATAAACTCTACCTGCATCTGTAAATGTAGTGGTTGTTATAATTTTACTATTATCAGTTAATGATAAATGTTCTCCTGATCCTGATTGTTTCATTTCTAATGTGAAACTACCTGGTAGAAGCTTTTCTTTATATCTCGCTCTATCAATAGCTATAACGTAAAAATGTTCAGAAGTGTCTGTACCGAAAGTAAAGTCAGATTCTTCATCACCTAATACTAGGTTTCTGTACTGACCGTATATTGTAGAAGAAGGTGACTTTCCTACTACAGATGTATTGTAATATAGAGAACCACTTCCGTGTTTATCTCCATATGCAACACTAAATTGAACTCTACCAGAAGTATCTGTAGAGGATGTTTGGTATATATCGTAGTAATAATCAGCCGAAGTACCACCTACCTGGGTAGACGAAGTAAAAAATGTACTTAAAGTTGTAGTATTACCTGACCATACTGGAGTAGTTACTGACTCTGCACTAACTACTAAATCTTCTGCATCAAATCTTTTATATGACATAATTAGTTAGTTTTAGTGATGTTTACTGGAATCGTTAATCTTGCTCCGGAACCTCTACCTATAATGGTGATAGTTGTCTGCAGTTGAGTATTTGATCCAAATAAAGTATTAACTGATGTTGCTACTAAGTTAATAGATGTACCAAGTACTGTCTTAGATACATTCGTACCAATTGTTACTGATTCATTTAGCCTAGTTGCGTCTTCTGTGTTAATACCAACTGCTGTAAAGGTGTTAAGCGTTCTTACATCAGCTATAGTTGCTGTGTATCCTTGTGTTTCGAAAATAGAAGTAGCTCCTAAATAGTTTAACGTTTGAGGGGTAATTGCTATTGAAGCTCCTTGTCTTAAAGTAATTGAAGTAACACCTAAATCTAATACCGGAAGTTTTGATGTACCTCTTGGTAGTGTAGTAAGCTTATACTTCATAATTTGTGTCTCATCAGGAAATGCTTCTAATAACGGCATGTTTTCGATAGCTTCTCCGTAGAGTGCAGAACCTGAGGGATGTGATGGATTGTATAAGGTGTAATCTATCTCGTCGTCCGCTAATGCAAATTGAGTGATTTTGAAAGAACCGTCCCCTCTAGCTAACAGTTCTCTACCTTTTTTTGTAAGGATCGCATCCACCGTGACGATCGAATTGTCTAAGTATCCCATTTTATTATTTGTGTTTTATATAAATATATGTTAATTATAGTTTATTACTCAATTGATGTAACCAATCCGGATTCATTTGTAATAAATACCTGGTCAGTTTGAATTGAATATACTTTTGCTGTTGCTGCTTTTCTTAATTCTTTTGAATCTTCTTTATTTAAAAATACCGTGCTTCCTACAGCAGGGAAGTTTGGGTACTGTAGTATACCTGAAATAGTTGCTCTAAATTCTTTAAAAAATATATTGATCTTTTCTCTTTCAGCTAAACCTTTAATAGTAGAAGTAATTGCATCTTGAGGGTGTTCACTTCCTTCAAAAGATTTAAAAACTACTGCTGGTTCAATATTCTTACCTTGATTTGCAATGACTGCTCTTGTAAAACTCTCTTTCGAAGAAGATACTGCTGATATGTCTACTTTTGCTCCTCCGGATGTTGTTTTGCTTCCTACGTGTCTACCTGAGATTAATCCTGCTGTTGTATTAAAACTGTCTACTATTTCTGCTCTTTCTGCAGTTCCTGCTATTAATGCATCTAAGTTACCGGGTGTAATTTGAGATGCTTGTCTATCTACTACCATAGTAGATGAATTTCTTAAAAGTAAAGTTGAATTACCCTGTAGTGGATTATAATCGTTATTAAAGTAGCCGCTCTCA